CGACAACGACGTGAACGCCATCCGTTCGATGGGCATGCTGCCGGAAGGTTATGTCGTCAACGACTTCCTGACCGACCCGGACGCCTTCTTCATCAAGACGGACGCGCCGCGCGGCTTCATCCACTTCGAGCGCACCCCGCTCTCGACCGGCATGGAAGCTGACTTTGACACCGGGAACATGCGTTTTAAAGCGCGTGAACGTTACAGCTTCGGATTTTCTGACCCGCGTTGCGTGTTCGGTACTTCGGGCGCAGCCTGATAAAACAATGGCTTAGGCCAGATAAAGCCTCCGCTTCGGCGGGGGCTTTATTTTGTCTTTCCGTTTGTCCGATATTGCTGTAGAGTTGGCCCAAAGGAGTTGATGATGCCATACGCAGAGGATTACACTGGGATCTATCGGATCGTTAACACGGTGTCCAATAAGGCATATGTTGGTCAATCTCTCCGTGTGAAGAAACGGGTGCAAGAGCATTTCCGTCTGCTCCGTCTCGGCAAGCACACCAACACACATCTACAGCGTTCCTACGACAGACACGGCGAGAGTGCGTTTGTTTGGGGGCTTGAGGTTTTGTGTGAGGACCCCTCGGATCTCGACTTGATCGAAAACGCTTTTTTGCAGGGGGACGCGTACTTCGATGAACCACTGGCCTACAACATTGCGGACTATGCCAAGGTCCCAATGCGGGGCCGTTTTCATACGGACGAGACCAAGCACCAGATTAGCTTGGCAAAGCGCGGACGTCGGGAACATGTGACGGACCGCTATCGAAAGAGTCTTTCAAAGGCTCAACTGAAAAGACACCACGACGATCCGGCTTTCGTTGCAAAAGTTCGGTTTATCGTGAATAATCCACACATGTCATACGCTGAGCGCGGGCGTGTCGTGGGCGCGGACACAAGCAATGTCCGCAAGCTTGCGCTCAAGTACACCCCACTAAAGGAGGCCTTACCATGGCTAAAACATTCTTCTCCGGGCCGGTAGAATCCGGCAACGGCTTTAAGTCGGTCGTCAAAAACGAAACCACCGGCGCGATCACTGAGATCTCCACCTATGGCGGTGCCCCGGTCGCCCTTGCTGACGGCAACGTCTCCCTGACCAATGCCACCCATAGCGGCCGCATCCTGATCGTTCCGAACGGCACGCAGGACAACACCTATACGCTGCCTGCTCCGGTGGCCGGTGCGACCTTTACCTTCGTCTACGGCGGCGGCGCAGCGGATGGTACGGACTTCATCGTGAACACTGGCTCCAACACCAACTTCTTCATCGGCAACGTTGCCTTCAACGACACCGATGATGGTGCTGCTTCGGTGGTGTTCTCGGATGGTAACTCCAACAGCAAGCTGCAGGTCAATGTTCCGGCATCGGCGGTCATCAATGTTGTGGCCAAGGATGGCACCAATTGGCAGGTTTGGGGTTCTGTGACTGGCGCTACTGCTCCCGCCTTCGCTGACCAGTAAGGAGGTCAGATATGGCTGGCTCTGACGTAAAGGCCAAATACATCGCGGCTGATACCACAGCTGCTGACGCCGATGGGGTCTGCCAATCGCAAACTCCGGCTGCTGGTGGTGAGCAGAACCTCACCATCAACGGCGCGCTGGCATCTGGTGGTGTGGCGACGTTTACTGCGGCACGCTTGATCACGATTGCTTCTGCCTCTGACGACAGTGCTCGTACCTTTACGGTGACGGGCACCGACGTGAACGGAAATGTGCAGACGGAAACAATCGCAGGTCCGGCGACCACGGTGACCGGCACGCTGTACTTCCGAACGGTAACTCAAGTTACGGTTGATGATGACACCGCTGGTGCCATTACTGTTGGTATGTCGAACAGTGCCATCGATGTGATCTACGCGGGTCGCGCGCGCTTGCGCGGGGTCTTCCTGATTCACTCAGGCACGGCTGGTTTGCTGTCGTTCCGTAACGGTAGCGCACTCGGCACGGCTCACCTGCAGATTGCCACCACTGCTTCAGCTAACACTGACCGTGACGTCATCATCCCCGACGAGGGGATCATGTACGATAGCGGCATCTATCTCCCGTACACGGCTGGAACCACTGTGTTTTCCAGCTTCACCGCAATGTACAACTGAGGTGGGCGATGCCGGTCTACGACATCAGATCGATCTCGCAGGTCGGCACCACTGAGCCGTTTGAGCTTCAGGTGTCCCGGGGTCAAATCCCGGGGCACCTTTTTCGGCATCGTCAGGGGCGGGTTCCAGCGATGTCTCAAAATACGACAGGCACCGTTTGGGATGTTAACGATACAATCTACCCTTGGAGCGCTTGGGACACCGCAGGCACTGTTACGGTAAGCCGTGCGGATGCTGGAGACGCGAACAAAAACGTCCTCATCAGCGGCTTGGATGCTGATTATAAACCTGTCAGCACGACGATCACTCTTACAAACCCTACCGGGAACACGTCATCGACGGTCTTCAAACGTATCGATTTGGTGCGCATGAATGGAACGTCCGCTAACACTGGTCAGATCGATGTTCTCAAAGGTGCGACGACCGTTGGCCGCATTGTTGCAGGCGTCGGTCAGTCGCTTAAAGGAACCTACACTGTTCCTGCTGGATACACGGCGTATCTAACACAAGGTGCAATGACCATTCAGAATGGTGCGGACGCCACTGGAACCTTTTACTACAGGCTTTTGGGGGACCGCTTCTTGATCGGCCACACCTTTGAGGTGGCAAGCTCAGAATACCACTATGCCTTCACCTGCCCGTTTGCTCTTCCTGAAAAAACGGACATCGACGTACGGGCGACTGTTCGGTCCAACAACGCGCTGGTGACTGCGGCGTACGATATGATCCTTGTTAAGAACGGAGGACCCCTCTAATGGCTAAGACACCAGCCTGGCAACGCAAAGAGGGGAAGGATCCGAAAGGCGGCCTCAATGCCAAGGGCCGAGCTTCGGCGAAAGCTCAGGGGATGAACCTGAAGCCCCCGGCTCCGAACCCGAAGACCAAGAAGGACGCAGCTCGCCGCAAGAGCTTTTGTGCCCGCAGCGCCGGACAGATGAAAATGTTTCCGGAGGCCGCAAAAAATCCGGAAAGCAGGTTGAGAAAAGCAAGGAGGGCGTGGGAGTGTTAGAGGAGCGTTGGGTTCCAGTTCACGGCTACGAAGACCGCTATGCGGTTAGCGACCACGGCCGCATAAAATCCTTGCCCCGTTTCCGTCGGGGGAAGTCCGGCGGCATGGTGCCTTTGCCAGAGAAAATCATGAGGCTGGTGCCAAAAAAACGTTCGGCCGACGGGAGGACTCTTCCATATTTGGAGGTGAAGTTACGGGACGGTTCTCCCAGAAACATTCCGGGAAAATCGTTCTTGGTCCATCGGCTTGTGGCGCAGGCGTTTGTCGGGGAACTCTTTGAGGGCTCTCATGTAGACCATGTGGACGGCGACCATTCCAACAACCACTGGAGTAACCTGCGCATCTTGAGTGCTAGGGAGCACGGTCTCCTGCATCCCTGTATTGTCGACCGGGGTAGAAACATCAAAATGCAAACCGCCGCACAGGAAAAGATAGTACAACTTAGGGCCTCCGGCGCGCTGGTTGGAAGAAAAAGGGTTGGCTGACATGGGCAACGTTAACTTAACCCCAGAAGAGTTTGAGGCGATGCTGGATCGTGCAGCAAAGAAGGGTGCAAGGGCCGCGCTCGAAGAAATTGGCCTGCATGACGAACAGGCCGGGAAAGACCTTGACGAGCTGCGAGGCCTGCTTGCATCTTGGCGGGATACGAAGAAGGCGATGTGGACGACGGCGGTGAAGGTTATCACTACGGCGATCCTGCTGTTCATTGCAGGCGCGGTCGGATTCTACGTCAAGAACAACTCTGGGAATTGAGCGATGAATCGTGCTAATATGGCCAAGCAAATCACGGAGGTTCCGATGGCTGGTTGCAAATCCAAAGGTATGAAGATGGGCGGCAAGGTTAAGGCCGGGTACAAAAAGGGCGGAATGGTCAAGGGTAAAGACCAATCCATGTGCAGCCCGCGCAAGCAGATGGCTATGGGGAAGATGAAGTGATGGCCAAGAAGCCAGGACTTTACGCCAACATTCACGCCAAACGCGAGCGCATTGCTGCGGGCTCTGGCGAGAAGATGAGGAAACCCGGTTCCAAGGGTGCGCCTACGGCTAAGGCGTTCCGCGAGTCGGCCAAAACGGCGAAGAAGAAATGACAACTTCGGGTTCACGAGACTTCAACCTCGATGTCGCGGAAGCGATTGAAGAGGCATATGAGCGCATCGGGCAAGAGATGCGGACGGGCTACGACGCCAAGACGGCTCGCCGCTCGATGAACCTGATGTTCGCCGAGTGGGCCAACCGTGGGTTGAACCTCTGGACCGTGACACAAGGTACGACAACGGTGACACAAGGGACGGCGCAGTATACGCTTGCACCCGACGTTGTTGAGATCTTGGACATGGTGCTGCGCCGCAGCGGAACCGATTACGAGATGGATCGGATCAGCCGTTCTGACTATCTGGACTTCCCGAACAAAACGGATCAAGGTCGGCCGTCCCAGTTCTACTTTGACCGCCAGATTGCTCCGGTGATCAACCTGTGGCAGACCCCGGAAAACTCCACGGACCAGCTGGTCTACTACTATGTTCGCCGGATCGAGGACGTTGATACTCTCACGAACACGAGTGGCATTCCGTTCCGCTTCTATCCGTGCATGGTCGCTGGCTTGGCGTACTACCTTGCAGTTAAGCGCGCCCCTGAGCGTGTGCAGATGCTGAAGGCGATCTACGAGGAGGAGTTCCAGCGGGCTGCAAACGAGGACGAGGCAAAAGTACCTCTGAAGTTGCAGCCTAGCATTCGTTACCTGAGGGTCTGATGGCATTTGCTTCTGACAAAAACGCATACGGCATCTCAGACCGCTCCGGTTTTCGATATCGCCTGCGCGACATGAAGAAAGAGTGGACGGGTGCTCTGGTTGGTCCTGACGAATTTGACCCCAAGCATCCGCAGCTTTTTCCGCCTCGCCCGGGTCCGGATCCGCAGGCTCTCAAAAACCCTCGGCCGGATCAACCTGAAGCGCTTCAGGTGTATGTGGGGGTTCCAACCGTTGAAGCACCTTACCTACAACGCCCCCGTATGATAGGTAGTGCTGGACAGGTTACGGTGGTGACGACATGAGCTTTACATACGCACAGCTAAAGCAAGCCATTCAGGACTACACGGAGAACACGGAGACCACCTTCGTGAACAACCTCCCGCTGTTTATCCGGATGGCAGAAGAGCGAATCTTGAAGCAGGTGCAGCTCAGCCTCTTCCGTAAGAACGCAACGGCTGCCACAACTGCAGGAAATCAGTACCTTGCCTGCCCCAGCGATTTCTTGGCACCGTTCTCATTGAGTTTGACGGGCAACGACGGCGATAAGTTCTTTGTCGAGTTCAAGGACCCGAGCTTCGTCCAGTCCTTCAATCCTGACCCGACTACGACCGGAGCTCCGCGCTATTACTCGCAGTTCGACAACGGTTATTTCGTCTTGGCCGCCACCCCGGATGCTGCCTACACTGCCGAGCTTCACTACTTTTACCGCCCGGAAAGTTTGACGGCGGGGCCCGATAGCGGCACGACCTGGCTCAGCGTCAACGCCGAGATGGCCATGCTCTATGGATCGCTCTTGGAAGCCACCATTTTCATGAAAGGCGAACAGGACGTCACTCAGATGTATGGACAGCGGCTGCAGGAATCCATTGCTGGCCTGAAGCAGCTGGGTGAGGCAAAAGAAGTGACCGACGAGTACCGCTATGGTAAAGTCATAAGGCCGAAGCAATGAGCGTCGGCTTCTTCGACATACCCAAGGACACTCCCCTTGTGGAGGTTTTGACAACGAGCAACCGCGGTTTCAACCCCGCAGAGCTCGCAGAACAGGCGGCACAGAAAATCGTCGCCGTTTCCGATACCGCCCATCCGGCATTGCGCGAACAGGCTCATGCGTTCAAGGGCCAGATCGCAAAGGTGATCGAGCTGTATCTGAAACAAGCGGTTCGCAGTGACCGCACAACCGTGTATAATGCGCTCAATGATGCGGGTCACCCCCAGCTGGCCGATCTTATAAGGAGACTCTGATATGGCCTTTACTGGCAATTTCATGGCAACGAGCTTCAAGCAGCAGCTGCTTGAGGGTGCCCACGACTTCCGTCTGACCGGCGGTGACACGTTCAAGCTCGCGCTGTACGACAACAACGCGTCGTTCACTGCGGCCACCACGGCATACACCGCCTCGAATGAGGTCGGCGACTCTGGCTCGTATGCGGCTGGTGGCGGTACGCTGACGCGCATCGATCCGACAACCTCGGGAACCACTGCGTTCACGGACTTCGCGGATCTGACGTTCACTTCGGCGACCATCACGGCCCGTGGTGCACTGATCTACAACTCGACGCCGACGCATACTTACACCAACCCGGCTGTAGTGGTTCTGGACTTCGGCGTGAACAAAACGTCGACGGCGGGCGACTTTACCATCGTGTTCCCTACGGCTGATGCGTCGAACGCCGTCATCCGGATTGCCTAAGCCATGACCGATGTCGTCGTCCCCTTTACCGGCTGGGGCCGAGCGGGGTTCGGCGAACTCGCTTGGGGTGAAGGCAGCGTTGCTGTCGCCTTTGCCACGGGCGAAGTCGGCACGGTTGCGGTTACGACGACTGAAAACGTTTCGGTCAATGTCACCGGTGTCGCTGCAACCGGGCAGATCGGCACGGTAACTATCGAATCGGATGCCAACGTCCCTGCAACAGGCCTGGAGGCAGCAGGCGAAGTCGGCACCGTAACGGTCACAGAAGGCGCTGGTATCACGGTCAACGTCACTGGCGTTGCGGCTGTCGGGCAAGTCGGACAAGCCGGTGTCCAAGAATCGGTGTCCGTTGATGTTACTGGCGTTGCGGCGACGGGCGAGGTCGGAACGGCCACCGTCATCGGCAAAGCGCGTGTGGTGGTCACGGGGGTCACTGGCACAGGCCAGGTTGGCACGGCCACTACGATCTGTGATGCCAACGTCTTCGTCACCGGTGTTTCGGCTACAGGATTGGTAAAACCTGTGCTAGTGTGGGGCAGGATTGTCCCAGCTCCCGGAACGATATATACTGAGATTGTACCCTCAGCAGCAACCGTCTGGACTGAGATCGCAGCGTAAGGATCGGCTATGCCAAGTACATATACGACAAATGGCGGCATCGAGCTTATCGCCACCGGTGAACAGTCAGGTACGTGGGGCGCTACGACCAACACGAACCTGCAGATTCTTGACCGCCTCACCAATGGTGTTGGCGCGATCACGCTGTCCGGAACTACCCACACCCTGACGACGACGGACGGTACGCTGTCCGACGGCCAGTACCGTGTGCTGGTGTTTGGCGGCACGCCTAGCGGAACCAATACTGTCACGATCTCTCCCAACGACGCCCAGCACATCTATTTTGTGAAGAATGGCTCTGGGCAGAGCGTGGTTCTTTCGCAGGGCTCGGGATCCACGGTCACTGTTGCGAACGGCAAAGGCGCGATTGTCTATGCTGACGGCGGTGGCGCTAGTGCCAACGTCGTGGATCTGACGAGCAGCTTCAACTTCCAGCCTCTGACGGCGACGCTGACTGCCATTGGCGCGCTGGCCGTTACTGACGGCAACATCATCGTCGGCAACGGGACAACTTGGGTTGCTGAAAGCGGAGCTACGGCTCGGACTTCGCTGGGTCTAGGCACGGGTGATAGCCCGACATTCACGGCGGTCACCGCGGGCCAGATCGACATCACGGCGACCGGCGACCTTCGCCTGCAAGACACGACCGGCGGTCAGTATGTTGCGCTCCAGGCCCCGGGCACTGTCTCCGCCAGCTACACGCTGACGCTGCCTGCAGCAGACGGAACGAGTGGTCAAGCGCTTGTGACCGACGGTTCTGGAAACTTAAGCTTTGGCAGCGCTGGAATTTCAACGGGCAAGGCCATCGCCGTGGCCCTCGTGTTCGGATAAGGAGATAGGCTGTGGCAAACCCAAATATCGTCAACGTCACGTCGATCTACGGCAAGTCCGCCGTGGTCGACCTGACATCTACCAGCGCCACCTCCGTGGTGAGCAACGCTGCAAGTTCCGGCAAGGTCTTCAAGATCAACTCGCTGATCGTGTCGAACGTGGACGGCACCAATGCTGCCGATATCACGATCAACTACTACAGCGCAGCGGCTCTTGGTGGCACGGCCACGCAGATCGTGAGCACGGTCTCGGTTCCGGCTGACTCCTCTCTCGTGGTCATCGACAAGAACACCTCGTTCTATCTTGAGGAAGACAGGTCGATTGGTGCGACGGCGGGTTCCGCAAACGACCTGAAGGTGCTAATCTCCTACGAGGACATTTCGTGACGTTAGGAGGCTAGTATGGCTACGTCCCAAGGCGGCTACGTCGACGGCGGCTTTGACCTTCTGAAAGCCCCCGACGCCCCGACCATCACGTCTGTCACGACCAGCATCGGGTCTATGTCCGTGGCATTCACTGCGCCCGCCAACCCCGGCGGAAGCGCGGTCACGGGCTATACGGTCACGGCGATCAACGAAAGCACCGGGGCATCGGTCGGCGCGACGGGGTCGGCGTCTCCGATTAGCATTTCTCCGCCCAGCGGTGGCACGTTCAAAGTTCGCGCAGCGGCTGCCAACATCTATGGGCCCGGTCGGGTGTCGGAGTTTGATACGGGGAACGTGTTTTTCTCCGGGGCTCAGGTGTGGGCTTGGGGGCTTAACAACTACGGCCGACTCGGCGAC